AATCACACTTGACATGATTAAATCCTATGCCGACTAAATCACCTTCACAACACAAATTGATGGCGGCAGTCGCACATAACCCTGAGTTTGCCAAAAAAACTGGCATACCTTCTAAGGTTGGCAAAGAATTTGTTAAGGAAGATGCCAAGATGGCAGGTGGTGGTTTGTATGAAAATATTGCCGCTAAGAGGCAAAGAATAGCCTCTGGCTCTGGCGAAAAAATGCGTAGTGCTGGTAGCAAAGGCGCTCCTAAAGCCAGCGATTTTGCAAATGCGGCAAAGACTGCTTCTTACAAAGAGGGTGGTAAGTCTACCGTCAATGCGGCAGGTAATTACACCAAGCCAGAATTACGCAAACGTATTTTTAATGAAGTGAAATCTCAAGCTACTGCTGGAACGGGTGCTGGAGAGTGGTCAGCGCGTAAAGCGCAAGTTGTAGCCAAACGCTATAAAAATGCAGGCGGAGGCTATCGTGATTAAAAAGCCTCAGCAATCACTGAAGGCTTGGGGTGACCAAAAATGGAGAACGAAAAGTGGAAAACCGTCTAGTGAAACTGGTGAAAGATACCTACCAGAAGATGCGATTAAAAGTCTTAGCCCTGCTGAATATGCTTCGACGACCAAAGCAAAAAGAGCAGGAAAAGCCGCAGGAAAACAATTTGTAGCGCAACCTAAAAAGATTGCGCAAAAAACAGCTAAGTACAGGTTTTAATCATGGCAAAAAAAAATCCATCTTTAGCTGTTGGACGAGGTGAAAAACTTTCGACAAAACAGGGCGCAGGTCTTACTCAAAAAGGTCGCGAGAAGTACAATCGAGAGACTGGAAGCAATTTAAAGGCTCCACAGCCCAAAGGCGGCGCTCGAAAGGATTCCTTTTGCGCACGCATGAGTGGGGTTGTGGAACATTCAAAAGGGGACGCACCACGCGCCAAAGCATCGCTAAAGCGGTGGGACTGCCCCGGCTGGTAAGGACAAGAAAAGATGGCGTACTCTGACACCTACGGACAAACGGTCAATGTGCAGACGTTGATTGACCACGGCGCTCGTCGGTGTGGCAAGCTGGCTGAAGAACTGACGTCTGAACAAGTCGTCTCCGCTCGTCAGTCGCTTGGGTTCTTGCTCTCCAACCTCATAAATCGTGGCATTCAATATTGGTGCATCAGCAAAGAGGTCATTGGACTTTCTCCCAACAAGTATCAGTACACCCTGCCTGATGGCGCTGTAGACACGCTCAACGTGCTGTATCGCACTTTAAATCGTCCAGTAGGGGCGTACACCTCCTCTGCTGGCGGAACGGTTGCAAACCTCTACGATGGCGACACCAGCACCTTTACCCAGCAGACTTCTGCCAACGGCAACTTCACGGTCAACTACGGCACGACAAACCCTATCTATGCGGGTTCTATTGGCTTCTTGCCCTACATTGCTGGTGGTGGGTCAGCGACATGGAATATTTCGCTTCAATACTCGTCTGACGGGGTGACGTACAGCACGTTACAAAACCTTGGCGCAATTGCGGTCACGGACAACACATGGGTGTGGACGGATATTGACCCGGGGCAATCCGTCGCTTTCTACCGCATTGTCATCTCTGGTGGCGCTACTCTTGCCCTGCGCGAGTGGTACATCGGCAACAACAGCACTGAGGTAATGATGTCTCGCTTGAACCGCGACGACTACACCAACCTGCCAAACAAAAATTTCACAGCAAACCAGCCTTTTCAGTTTTGGTTTGACCGCACTATTCCGAACCCTACGATTTACTTGTGGCCCACCCCAAGCAACGCATTTGTGCAGATGACTGTGTGGTACTCCACCCAAATCATGGACGTGGGCGCTTTGACTGACGAATTGCAGATTCCTCAGCGCTGGTACGAGGCTGTGGTGTTCATGCTGGCTCACCGCATGAGCCTCGAACTCCCGCAAGTGGCGATGGACAGGGTTGGCTATCTTGAAAAGATGGCTGAGAAGTATCTGTACGAAGCAGAGCAGGAAGAGCGCGACAAGTCGCCAATTTACTTTGCCCCTAACATTTCCGTGTACACGAGGTAACGGATGCCAATCTTCTTAGACACAACGGGATTGACTTCACTTGCTATAGCGGTGTGCGATAGATGCAAGATGAAGAAGCCGTATGTCAATTTGCGGCCCGACGGTAACTCCCCCGGCCTCCGCGTCTGTGGTGACGGATGTTTTGACGTCCTTGACCCCTACCGCTTGGCGGCACGCAAAACCGAAAGGATTAACCTTCGCTTTGCACGCCCTGACGTAAGTGTTGCGGCAAACGACAATTTCTTGATGACTGGCGGAACAAGCGAGTTTCAGATTTCGACCGAACAAAATACTCAAACTCCGACCAACACAGGGAATAAGGACACGATTGCACCGAACCCTCCAGACAACACGAGTACATAAATGTCCGCACAAGTAACCATACTCCAACTCCCAGCGGCTGGTGCTTTAACAGGCACTGAGGCGGTTCCTATTGTTCAAAATGGGGTAACCGTTCAAACCACCACTAGCGCAATTTCTGTCCAACCAACGCAAACGCAGACGTTTTTGACTGCTACGCAACAGCTTTCGTTGACCAACAGTCGATATGTAACCGCTGGCACTGGCATTTCGATTGTTGATGGTGGCGCAACTTCGTTCTTTCAATTGAGCCTCAACGGTACGGCCTTGAGCCTCCAAAACGCCGCTGGTGGCATTATTGTTAAAGACTCAGGGTCTACTGTAGCCTCGCGCTCAATCGCGGTTTCTGGGGCTGGTTTGAGCGTTTCCAACGCCAATGGCACAGGTGGCAATCCAACGCTGGCTTTGAGTGGTCTGCCTGCCACGTTGGCAAACCTGTCTGGCTCAGGGATGTTGGCTCTTGTAGGTGGAACAAGCATTAACCCGCGCACCATTACTGGTACAGCAAACCAAATTACTCTGACGAACGGTGATGGTCAAGCGGGCAACCCAACGGTGGCAATTGCGGATAACGCAATATTCCCCGGCACTGGCGCTATTACCGTACCTGTTGGCTCAAACGCACAGCAACCCATTGGCGCTAATGGACAGATTCGCTACAACAGTGATGTCAATGCGTTTTACGGGTACGCCAACGGCGCATGGAACGCCTTTACCTTGGCTGGTGGTGTTTCAACATTTAGCGCAGGCACAACAGGTCTAACACCGTCTTCGCCGCAGTCTGGGTCAATTGTTCTTGCTGGCACTTTAATTGTGTCGAATGGCGGAACTGGCGCAACTTCGCTGACTGGCTACGTTAAGGGTACTGGCACTGGCGCAATGACTGCCAACGCCACAATTCCAAATACAGACATTACTGGTTTGGGAACAATGTCCACCCAGAATGCAAGCGCTGTGGCTATTACGGGCGGAACGATTGCAGGCGCGACTATTACTGGTAGCACCATCAACAGCACAGTAATTGGCTCTGGAATTGCGGCGGCTGGTACGTTTACCAACGTGGCAATGACCACTGGAACAATTACGACTCTTCCAGTCAGCAACACGGACATTGTGAACAAGGAATACGCTGATGCAATTGCGTCTGGTATTAACTTTCACGAAGCCTGTCGCTTGGCAACCACTGCCGCGCTTCCTGCAAACACCTACAACAATGGCGCTTCGGGCGTTGGCGCAACGCTGACTGCAAACGCAAATGGCGCTCTATCTGTAGACTCAACAGCAGTTGTTGTGGGAAACCGCATACTGGTCAAGAACCAAGTTACTCAGGCAAACAACGGCGTATACGATGTCACGCAAACTGGTTCTGCTAGTGCGCCTTACATTCTGACCCGCGCCTCTGACTTTGATACCGCAGGCACAGGCGTAGACCAAATTGATGCTGGTGACTTCTTTCTCATCACCGCAGGAACGGTCAACGCCAATACGTCTTGGGTACAGCAGACACCTCAGCCTATTGTTGTTGGTACAACAGCGATTGTGTTTGCCCAGTTTGGCGCTCCTCTAACCTATACCGCTGGCACTGGACTAAACGAGTCGCCAGCCTATACATTCAACATTGCCAATACTGGCGTTTCTGCGGCAACTTACGGCTCTGCCTCGCAAGTTCCTGTTTTTGCGGTAAATGCGCAGGGTCAGTTGACTTTGGTCACCAATACGTCAATTGCTATTTCCGCAGGCGCTGTATCAGGTCTTGCGCCCTCTGCAACCACTGACACTACCAACGCATCCAATATCACCTCTGGAACGCTTGGCACGGGTCGTTTGAGCGGTTCATACACTGGCATTACTGGCGTAGGCACTCTGACCGCAGGAACATGGAACGGCTCCACAATTGGCACAGCCTACGGCGGTACGGGCTTGACAGCCACGCCAACCAACGGTCAGTTGCCTATTGGTAACGGGGCTGGCTACTCACTGTCTACTTTGACGGCAGGGGCCAACGTCAGCATCTCAAACACTGCTGGTGGCATCACAATCTCTGCAACCCCAGCGGCTGGCGGAACGGTGACTTCGGTTGCCATGACTGTTCCCGCATTTTTGTCAGTGACTGGCTCACCAATTACATCAAGCGGCACTTTGGCTGTGAGTCTGTCTGGTACAGCCCTTCCCGTAGCAAACGGTGGCTCTGGAGCCACAACGCTGACTGGTTATTTGATTGGCAATGGAACTGGCGCGTTTACGGCGTCAACCACCATTCCTAATGGGGCAATCACTGGTTTAGGGACAATGTCAACACAAAATGCTGGTACTGTCGCCATTACTGGTGGGACAATTGATGGCACAACAATTGGCGCTACAACGGCGGCAAATGGTACTTTTACGACTGTGACTGCCACAACTGGCATCTTCGGAGGAACTTTCTAATGGCTCAAGCAGGCTTTACACCTATATCGCTGTATTTCAGCACGACAGCTTCGGCTGTACCAACTTCTGGCAATCTTGCCAATGGCGAGTTGGGAATCAACATTGCGGACATGAAGTTGTACGCAAAGAACAGTGCTGGCACGGTTACCTTGCTTGCATCGTCTACGGGCGCAACTGGAACGGTTTCTAGCGTTTCAGTGGTATCTGCCAATGGCTTGGCAGGCACGGTAGCCAACTCCACCACAACCCCTGCAATTACGCTTTCTACAACCATTACGGGCGTTTTAAAGGGTAACGGTACGGCAATCTCTGCGGCGGTGTCTGGAACGGATTACGCGCCAGCAACCAGTGGAACTTCAATCCTCTACGGTAACGGCGCTGGTGGTTTTAGCAACGTGACCATTGGCTCTGGAATCAGCTTTGCTGGTGGCACATTGTCTTCCACTGGTTCTGGCGGTACGGTTACTTCTGTTGGTCAGTCGTTTACTGGTGGCTTAATCTCTGTGGCTGGTTCACCAGTCACTGGAAGCGGTACACTAGCGCTTACTGTTGCGGGTACATCTGGTGGAATTGTTTATTTTTCAAGTGCATCAGCTTGGGCATCATCTGCGGCGCTGACTCAATACGGCGTTGTGTATGGTGGCGGTGCTGGTGGCGCTCCTGTTGCAACTGCGGCGGGTACTACTGGTCAAGTTTTGACAGCAACAACTGGTGGCGCTCCAACTTGGGTGGCGGCATCGGGTGGCGCACAGCCATTTATGGCTTTCGGCTCTAACGGCGGATTTTAATTTTTTAGGAGAAACAAATGGCTCAAACAATTGCACTTCAACGTGGAACAGCCACCGTCAGTGGTGATGGCTCAACTTTTGTCACTTTATTTACGCAAGCAGGTGGCACAGCAACGCGAGTTATTGTAAATCAGTTGACTATGTCTTTTTCTGCTCAGTTAAGTACAAGTAGTAACGCTTGTTTGTACCTTACTTCATCAGGTGGTCAATCGTCTGTTTTAGGAATTATGAGTAGAGGTGATACTGGAAGTCAGTATGCTACGCAGTTTCCAGCGGGTTCTAGTAATGATAATGCTTGGTTTGGTGGAACTGCTGGGACGACTGGCAATTGTTTGTCTCTATCGCCAATGATTCAGCAAACAGGCACTTCAGGGGACATGAGCGCTGGAAATTGTTCAAGCGTAAACTTATCTTATAGCGGCCCATCAGTGTCACGATTTGCTGTATTGCCACAAAACTTTTACATTGGCCCAAGTGATGTATTAAAAATGAAAGTAAGGGCGCAAACTATATCTGGCAAAAGCACAGTCAATCAAACAGCTACTCTTAGCTGGTCTTTTACAACAATCACAGAATCTTAAAAGGAATAAATATGTACACGTTAATTCTTGAAAAATCTAGCAAGTTAATTTATCAATCAAGATTTGATAGTTCTACTGCTGAAAAAATGCCTATGCAAGATGTTCTTGAAATTTATTGTTCAGACAACAATTTAGATATTACTCTTTTTGAAGTAATTGAAATTCCGTTTACAAAATTTAGTGTTGTACTTGGAAAGCATATTTACAAAGACGGTCAATTTGAAGTTAGCCCAACGTGGGTTGAGCCAGCAACAGTATCAACCTCTGGCATACCAACCACTGACACATCAAGTAACACAACCGTAAACGGTTAATGTCATGGCTCATCCAGAAATTTCCGTAAGTTGCGTTTCGTCTGTCTATGTTCGCCAAATGCATTTTCAAAATGCTGGAGACATAGAGACTGGTCACGCTCACCAATTTGACCACCAAACCCTTGTTTCAAAGGGCAGTGTGCAGGTTGAAGTTGAAGGCAAGAAAACGGTTTTTACTGCACCTCACATTGTGTTCATCAAAAAAGATGCAGTCCATGAGTTGACTGCAATGGAAGATGACACTGTTGTGTACTGCATCCATGCTTTGCGTGATGGCTCTGACGTTTGCGACATCATTGACCCCGCCTCTGTTCCTTTAGGCGCTCGTGAGTCAGAAGCCTTTTTAGTTGCCAATGACTTGGTTCATAGCGACAACCAACTGCACGCCCCTCATCTAGGTCAGTAATGGCTGAAATCATCTACCAGCGTCAATTCCTTGACCCCGCTGTATGCAAGTCTTTGAATGCGTGGGTAGATGAGGGTGTAGAAAAGAATTGGTTAGATGTTGGCATCAGTCGTGGCTCAGGATGGGCATATAAAGACCGATTGACAACAAGGAACTACGGCAACCGATTTGAGTACCCGCCCGCGATTTGTCAAGTATTTGACAAAATAACGCACTTGCTTGGTCTGCATGACGCACCTAAGAGCGTGGTTGGCGGAGGTCGTAATGGGGTTGTAGTGAGTTACACATTGTCTGGTGGCGATGTGTACAAGCACAAAGACCCAATGGAGGGCGACCTTCATGTATTGCGGTGCAATGTAATGACAAGAGCCGCTGATGCTGGCGCTGAGTTGTTTATTGGTGGCGAGAAAATTGACATTGGAGTGGGTGACTTGCATTGCTACCTACCCTCTGACGTTGAGCATTACGTCACAACAGCAGAAGGCAATACGCCAAGAATCATGTGGATGTTTGGGTATCAAATATCTAAAGAAGACTTTTTAAAGATTAAAGAGAGGTTTGAAAATGAACTTGCAGTTACCCATTGAAACAGTAAACCAAGTCCTTGGCTATCTTGGAACGCGCCCCTACCAAGAGGTGTACCAACTCATTCAAGCCATTCAAGAGGCCGCAAAGCCTAAAGAAGCAGAGCAAAAAGAGGAATGAGATGGCGGACGTTCACGAACTTGCCAATGACACGGACAAGCGTCTAGGCATCCACGAGGCCATTTGCGCCCAGCGGTACGAGGTCATCCAGAACCGTTTTGACGAAGGCTCAAAACGCATGAACAGGATTGAGTACCTGCTGTACGGCGTGATTGTTTGCGTGCTGTTTGGCCCCGGTGTCGCTGGCGAACTCATCAAGAAGGTGCTTGGCTTATGAATTGGTCAGATGTTCTCAAGGCGGTCATACCCATCATCGTGGCGTCCCTTGCTTGGCTTTTGGGTCAAGTCAACGACTTCTCTACGCGATTGACTCGAATTGAGGGCGCTATGCCTGCATTGATAACCAAAGAGGGCATCCCAACAGACAGTCCAATTTCTGCGGAAAAAAGAGCCGTGATGAAGGAGCATTTGATGAACCACATCAATGAGTTGCAAGTCAAAGTCAGGTTGCTTGAAGAACGAGAAAAGATGGTGAAAAAATGATTCCAATAG